ATCACTCAAATCATATTCAACAGATTCACCTCTTGCTTTGCGTTTTGCAAAATCCATATAAGACTCACCTGGTTTTAGTTTTTTACTATAATCAGGTTGTGTTTGAGTCGAAATTGATTGACCACGATCTTCTTTTGAACGAAGTTTCGGGCCTCTCCCTGGCATAAGTTTGTCTTGTTCTGGATCTGGATGCCACCAATCACCAGCTTCAGCAACAAACTCTCTGTAAGTTTTCATATTAGCAGATACTTTTTAGGTATTTATGCGACGAGAGAAATAAACTCACCAAGAACTTTTTTGTTGAGTTTTTTGGTTTTTAGAGACTTCACAAAAGCAGATTTAATTTGAGCTTTAGATGCGTCTTCAGCGACATCAAATTCAGAGTCCTGAGAAAGTGTGGAAGCAGAAAGTCCAAAGTAAGCGTCATATCCAGAATTAATAATTGTAAAACTCCTCAATTTCTTCCAATCATTTTGGATTTTTTCATATTGCTTATCACCAATTTCGTGGTACATACTGATAAAACGATTAGCATTGCGACTTTCAAGAACACGAATACCAATGAAGTTTACCGAAGAAAACTTGTCCTTCAAATTACGAAGAAGAACATCAGTGAATTGATGATATCCATAATCAAACTTGTAGGTAGTTCCAAGTTTACGATCTCGCAAAAAAGTTTTAATAGGATTTATTCCACGAGCACCAATGTAAGGCTCAGATTCCCAATTGCGTTTTACTTCAACGTGATAAGGAAGATAATTTGCCTCACCATCAGTTAGAACAATACATTGAACCTTTTGGAGTTTGTTTTCTTTTTGAAACTTGGGAAGAATTTGATGAAGAGAAATGAGTGCCTCATTCAAGGGAGTTCCAGAAAGACATAGACGAGTAGGATACGTATAAGCAGATCGATAAGTATCAGAAAAACAAACAGCAAGACGCCAAACATTCAACAGTTGGTGTTCCAATTCTTTACCAGAAACTTTGCTAGTAAGAAGGTTCATCAAAGAAAAAGTTTCATCTACACAAAGAGCACCTTCTTTCTTTTCATAATGAGAAGTACGATCTGCTGCTTTAAAAGTTCCTGAAGTATAGTCATATTCACCACGCCTCCACTCATTCGTAAAAGCATAAACCTCAAAAGGAATTGCAACTTTCTTGCAGAACCACACAAGATTAAAGAGTTGTTTGCAAGTATCCATAAGAACATTTTGCATAGAACCACTCCAATCCAACACAAACACTAGACCGTGATTTTTCCCATCAGGAACCACAGTTACTTTTTTAAAAAGATCTTCACTATATTTGTATGTGTGAAGACGAGCAGTATCAAGAACACCAGTACGAGCAGTTGATGCACGAGCATATTGATCTGCTGCCTTGCGACACTCAAACTCTTTTACCAGATAATTAACTTCTTTCTGTGCAGACAGTTTGAATTTTTTAAACTCAGTGTCCGCATTTTCAAACAAATTATCAATTGGGAGATGTTTGTAATTATTTTTTAGATTTTCCTCATATGATTTTTGTTGTTGAGCAAAACAAGCATCAATGTCTTCGTGAACATCTGCATTCTTACCGATTACAGTATCAAGATTAACTTTGGGAACTTCAATATAAACATTCTCATATCCATCTTGATTCACCAAATCACGAATTTTATCCTCCAGAGAATCAGCAGTGCGAACTTCTGGTTCTTCTTCATCTCCAGCAGATTTGACCTGAGTTTCTTCACCTTGAGCGGTTTGACTATTTCCCTCAGGTTCTTGAGGTTGGGAGTTATTACTATCACCTTCTTCCTCAGAAGAGGAGTCATTAGTTTCCACAATTTCGTTGGCAGGAGATTGAGAATTCTCCTGTTGCTCATGAGAATCAAAGTCAACAACTTTTTGCTGTTGTTCTTTTTCTTTTTTACAGTACTTGTAAAGTTCTTCTGCAGCAATCAAAACATCTGCAAAACTTTCTGCGGATGAAATTAAATCAACAATTTCTTTTTCTTCTGGTTTAAAGTTCAGAGAAATAAAATTACCAACTTTAAAGTAAAGGTTTACACGATCAGCAAGATTAAAGGTAGAAATATTTTCATCAGCGATTTGAAAAAAATCTTCTTCGTTTAGTTCTTTATATCCAGTAAAGAAAGTTTTAGAGAGACCCGCATAACGACGCTTCATCAGTTTTTCAATGCGAACATCCTCCACCACATTTACAAACTGCGAGGGAACTTTTACTTTCTCCAGCCAGTCTTCATCGGGCGTATAAAGAGCGTGACCAACCTCGTGGCCCACCAGGAGGTCATAAACAGTATCACTTGCCTTTTCCCACAAAGGAAGCGTCAGTACACGAGTATGAACATTAAAACAAGCAGTAGAAACTTGTTTATGCTCTACTATAAGATCTTCAGTAGCAAGCAGTTTTGCAAGTTGAGATTTGATTTCGTGACGAACTGGCATTGGTTTTGTTTCGTATGAACCCATCATAAAACGAAAGGTCGCCTTTTAGGCGACCCATATGACGCTTTTTGAACTGGGCGAGTCGTGCTTTCGCTTGCCTTAATGCTTGCGGTTTAAGTTTTCGTTTTTGTTCCTTCTTGGAATGGTGCTGCCAATTTGGAGTGTTCATTGTTCTTTGGTGTATCAAGACACCATACGTGAAAAACCTTTGACTTTTTCAAAACGTAGGACAGATTCAAATTTGTCCTCCAATCCAGTCTTATGAGAGATGACAAATATATTAGCATCTTTAATTACATAACGAATAATCTTAAGAAACTCTTCGGTTCCAAATCCATCAAGTGAAGAATCAAAAACCTCATCCATAATAAGAAGATTTGTATTCACAGAATTTTTCATTCTCGCAACTTCTCTCCAAGTAAAGAGAAGTGATAGATCGATTCTCATTTTTTCCCCTTCACTAAAAGAAGCATAGGAGAAATCTTCGTGAATGGGTGACTGGACGGTTTCGTTAAACTCCTCATCAAGCGTGAAGTTAATATAGAAATCCATCATCTGAAGATAACGGTTAACTTGCTGATTTATCAGCGGTAGATACTTCTTAATAATTTTGGATTTTACTCCGCCGTCTTTGAGCAAACTATACGTAAAATCGTAATAGTTAACTGAGTCTTTTTTAGAAACGAGTTCGTCGTATGTAGTTTTTAAGTTGTCTTTGAAGGATTCTAACTTCTCATGTTCAGAATTTCGGTTTGCAAGGTTCTCGGTAAGAACTTGAATTTCATGTTCAAGATCTCTGATTTGTCTCTGACATCCAGAAATCTTGATATTGTTTTGAGAAATGCCATTCGTTAGTTTTGAAATCTCCTTCGATAAAGTATTGAATTGACGCTCTCGCTCTTCTTCCTCTTTAATTGCCTCCTCTAGTTCTTTATAACCAGATTGCAACTCCTTTGCTTTATCTTGAGCGTCCTTAATCCTATTTATTCTGAAGGTCTCTTCAATAGACTGTGTACAAGTGGGGCATACCGTATTTTCTGTAAAAAACTTATGTTCCTTAGTAATTACAGACACTTTCTGAGAAATTTTACCTTTAAGATTTCCCAACTTACGAAGTTTTTCAGCATATCCAGTGACAACATCTTGTTCACGAATAAGTTCGCGGAGAGGTTCTTCTAAAGAAAAATTCTCTTCCATATAATTGCCAATTTCAGAATCTAAATTGGCAATCTTTTCTTTATTGGCATTAATATTGGCATTTCCACGATTTTCTAATTCTTCAATAAAGTTCTTTTGCATTTCAACTTTATCTTTTAAGTTTTCCTTCTTCAATTCTAAGGTTTTAATCTCTTCCTTAGATTGACGAATCTTTTCTTTGATTACAGTATTCATAGAAGAAAAAATTTTAATATCAAGCAAGTCTTCAATCACTTCACGACGATGAGCTGCAGGAAGTTGCATAAAAGGAACAAAAGTACTTGAACCTAGAATTACAATCTGAGTGAAAGACTTATAGTTCATTTTAAGAACATTTTGTTCCAGCCATTTTTGCTGATCCAATGCTGCTGCAGACTGATCTAGTGCAGCACCATTTCTCCAAATTTCAAACACTGCTGGTTTGATTCCACGAATCACTTTCCATTCAGTAGAACCAATAGAAAACTCCACCTCAACTTTACAATCCTTGTCGTTAGTTGAGTTGATAAGTTGTGGTTTATTAATTTTACGAAATGGTTTTCCAAACAAAGAAAAAGTAAGAGCATCCAAAACCGTACTCTTACCGGCACCGTTTGTGCCGATAATTAAATTGGTTTTGTTTTGTGTAAAATCAATTTCAGTGTAGTGATTTCCAGTGCTTAAGAAATTTTTCCACTTAACAGTTTTAAATAAAATCATAATCAGTATCGGGAGGAATTACGATATCATCGGGAGTAATGACTGTATATTGATACCCGTGAAGTTCACAGGTTTTTAGCATTACATCGTCTTCAATTTCAATGACGTGCATTTCTGGATATCCATCTTCTTCTAACATCATAGCATATCTCACCGCATCGTCTTCTTCCTGAAAGAGATACAGTATCTGATCTCCCTCATCATCTGTTACGGAATATGCTCCTTCTTTTTCTTTACCACTAATTGTGATGATAAACATTAAACTAATTCACAAGCTTCTTGATAAATTTCTTGTATCATTTTTTGAACTATTGATTTATCTAGACTAATTTCTGCTTCCTCAATATATCTATTTAAAATAGATAAAGTGTCTTCAGATTCAAATGCTTCAAACTCTTCAGATTCTTGAATAACAAAATTTTCAACAACTTTAAGTTCTGCGATATTTGAAGAGTATAACTTGTCAATAAATTTTTCAAACTTTTTAGTGTCTGATTTTTTACGAACAATTACTCTTACAATTTTATTTTCATACTCACGAGTATCAAAAGTTTGACAATTTGTATCCTCATAATAAATGTTATAAAACAAACGGTATGGATTGTTTACTGGAGTATGAGTGATTGTTTCCGTATCAAAAATATGAAATCCTCTTGTATCATTTACATCATTCCAGAACATTTCATAAGGATTACCCAAATAAAATACTGTTCCATCATCAGATCGAGTATGGTAATGTCCAGAATAAACACGGGTAAACTTGCAAAACAATTTGCTTTCCAAACCGTGTTCCATAACGATTTGTTTATTCACTCTAAAACCTTGAAGTTCAAGGTGTCCCATTGCACATTTACAAGATGTCTTTTGAATGAGTTTTAAACTTTTTTCTTCATTCTCTTGATTAATCCAAGGAATAAAAAGTGTGGGTAATTGACCCAACATCACTTCTGTTGGATCTGAATATACAGTTACATTATCATACTCACGAAGCAATAAATCCACAGCATTTACTTCGTTAGTATTCTTATAATAAGCAGTATGATTACCAACAATTGTATGAACCTTTACTCCCATTTCTTGGAGACGGTCATAATAATTATTTTTTGCCCAGGAAAGAGCAGAGAAATCAATTCCTTTACGACTATCAAAAGTATCGCCCATATCAACGACCGTAGTAATTCCTTCCTCCTCTAAAGTAGGAAAAAATACGTCATTATAGAACTTCAGAAAGTAATCGTGAAAGAGTTTAGAATTCTTTCGTGCTCCAAAGTGCTGGTCAGTGATAATAGCGACTTTCATTCAATAGCGAAGTTTGGAATGTACAGCGTCCTTGATGCTATTATAGTCTGAATAATTGCTGCCGTCAATACTGTTGTCATCGAAAACTTCAGAGAACCCAGAACGCTCAAGGATTTTGTTTTTAATTTCTAACTGACGCTTTTCTTTACCAATCCTACGAACAAAGGCATAGTGAATGATTTGAGTGAAGTATGCGAAAGGATTCTGCGACTTCTCAGGATTGAAGTTATGAATATACTGAACGCAATTTTCAATACCATCCGAAATCATATCTTCCTTGAACATATAGTTCACGAAGTTTGGTTTGAAAGATAGATGATTTGCGATCTTTAGGAAACACTCACCAATGTAGCGTGGAATGGGAGGTTTTGTATCCCAAGACTTTCCTCTGTCTTCTTTCGTTGGTTCTCTTCCATACTTTTGAATGAAGGTGATTTCTACATCTTCACGGTACTTAATCAATGCTGCAAGAAACTCTTTATTGTTGACGTAGTGCTCTGACCTTTTTCTTTTGGTCATAACTGCTGTGGTTATCATTAGTTTTTATCATTATTATGTAGAGATTATAACACTTTCAGAAATGCTTGACAAGGTGCTTGAAAGTGTGTACAATAACCTTTGTCAGGGTTGAAAAGATTGGTTTAGCTATTTTTAAAGAGCTTTTCTAATATTTCTTTAGCATCGTGAACATTTGAAATATATCCCATTCTACGATTAATCTTTGATTGATTATTTTTACTTTTGCTAGATTGTCTAGCATAGTTTTGATACATCATAATCATTTCAATATCTGAGGATTCGGAAAGAGTTAATACGTCTTCAAGATTAATAATACACATATCATCTGTTGTTGTTTTTAACCAAGGTTCTATTTTATATCCAACAACACCAGATCTTCCTTTAATTTCAGAAACTATAATAGGATTAGAAATGATTAATAGTGTCCTATCTTCTTCTTCTGAAGCTGCTACCTTTGCAAAGATTTCCTCTCCGCTTTTTAATTTAACTGTTGCATAAAAGTCTTCTTCAATTCCCATTTTTCTTTAGTTGTATAGTGATTATCTCATAGTTGAAGTTCTCTTCATTATAGATTTTAATTCTTTCAATGAGATGATTTAGAGTATAATTCTTTCTTGAGTTATAAGTACAGTCATCAGCGATATCATAAAGTGTTGCTTTTACTTTGTCTTTTCCTTTTCTAAGAACTCGTCCAATACTTTGAAGATTACGGATTCTTGATTTACTTGGAGAGGCAAAGATAACATTATGGAGGTTTTTAATGTTGATACCAGTAGAAAAAGTTCCATAAGAAGCAACAATAACTGCGTTGTTTTCCCTCTCCGTTATCTCCCTTACCAATTCTCTTTCTTCCGCATCTACACCACCATGAACAAAGAATACTTTACGTTCATCTCGCTTCGAACTATTTATCTTTTCGTAGAGTATTGCTCCGTGTGCCTCTACTCTAGAAAAAAGAACAAGAGTATTGCCCTTTAAATCTAGAGTAAGATTTTTAATAAAGTTATTTCTTTGTTCGTGAGAGATTAGATATTGTATCTCATCTTCATATGTTTCAAACTTCTGTGGAGAATGTTTAAGAACAATGCACTGAATATCAAGTTGAGATAAGTGTCCTTGTCTCATCAATTCATCAGTTCTGGTTACTTTGTATGATGGACCAAATAATCCTTCCAGAACCCACTTGTGAGTTTGCGTACCATCTAATGTTCCAGTGAATCCAAAACGATACTTAGCGTGATGAAGTTTAGTCATAATTTCTACAAGAGATTTGCTCTTGAATAAATGTGCTTCATCGCCTATAATGACACCATAATCTTCAAAGAATGAACGTTCTAGTTTATAGACTGATTGCCAAGTTGTAATTGTAACTGGAAACTCATTTGTTTTTTCTCTACCAGAATAAATACGGTGGCAATATGTCTCAGCATCCCAACCATAATCCTGGAAATCCTTATACATCTGCTCTACCAGAGATGTCGTTGGAACGACTAAAAGTATTTTTTCGTTCCTATCTACATAGTATCTCACTAATGAATAAATCATCAGAGATTTGCCTGATGCAGTGGGACTTATCAGTAGCTTTCGATTATGTTTTAGAGCATCGTATACTCCCTCTATTTGATACTGTCGTGGAGAATGAGCACAAATAGAGTGCATATAATCTTTGACACCTTCGTATGAGATTAACTCATTGACCTCAAAAGGTTGTCCATAGAATTTATTTTCTTCAAACTTATAAGAATATCCGTATTGCTCACAAAAATTGACAATCTTATCCAAGAGTCCAACATAAATTTGTTTAGATCTCATATCATACAGGTGAATCTCTCCGTTCCAATTTCTACCACGATATTGTGGCATAAATTTGGCATTAGGAACCTCAAACTTAAAGTGATCTCTAAGTTCATATTCAATATGAGGTTCTGTATTAATTTTTAAAAATACTTCGTTTGATTTAGATATTACGAGGTCTGTTGTATTCACGATGATCCATTCATCTATGAATATTTATTTACCCCAGTCCAGCGTTAAATCTCATAAATTCAATTGCATTTTTAATTTGATACGTTCTATTTTGTATCATTTTCAAAATGCTTTCAATATAAACAAGCATTGTATCATAATAATCTATCTTCAAACAAACAGTAGAAAGTTTTTCATCTGCATCAAGATATTTTTGCATCGTGTCTTTATCCCGAATCTTTTTGGGAAAGGGATTATCAATATAAACTTCTGGATCTGATTTGCCAGAATAGTACTCGTATCTTTCGTGGCGAATATTTCTTTTTTGTTGCTCTGCTTTTTTCCTCAGAAGAAATATTGTATTGTAAAGATCAAAGTATTTTGAATGAAGAACTGGGATGTTTAAAGATTCTGTGTGTAAATTGTCTGGATCTATTTTTGAATCTTTCTCCCACATTTCTTGAACTTTATCAAGATCAATGGTCATAAAGGATTGCCACCTAGGTCAGTTATATTGTAAATAGTATACTTGAAACTTACGTCTGCTGTAAAGTATTGAATGTCTGTTTGAGTTGCATCAAACGTAAGTGTTGCTAATGAGTATGGAAAAAGATCTTTAAATTGAACTTGAAAGTTTGGTACTTGACTACTCGATAGAACCTGCAGAGTTGCATCAGAATAAATGTTTAAACCTTTCTGCACGTAGTTTGCTCCACCATAAGCCTCTGCATTATTAAGGTCTGCAAATTGACTTAACTTTTCCGGATATCCAAGACCACGAATCCAATTTTGAATAGTATTATAATTTTCTAAACTTTCATCAACAAGAAATCTTAAATTTAAATCACCAAAAACAATTTTATCTCCAGGGATATCAATATCTTTTAGATAGGTTGATTGATTTACAATGCCCAAAGTCATTTCTGGTATGTTCGCTTCATTGCAGAAGAAAGATACTTTAGGAAACCTTGTTAAGGTAAACTTGAATCCAGTAGGTGATAAAAAATTTCTATTTTCTATCTGCGATGCCTTTGCCATCTTTTTTTAAGTATTTAGATAAAAAAAGAGGGTCTTTTGGACCCTCTGAAGATTTAATGTAAATAAGACTCACATTAAATTTTTAACAGCAACTCTACGATAGTAGCGGTTGGTGTTAACATTAAGTCTTCCAAGACCCTGGGT